AGAAAGAAGATCAAAATCTGCCAAAGTTCCATTTGAAAGAATTACTTTATCAAAGCCCATAACGCTTTTTAAAGCAGACATTTCTTTTTGAGATGCAGGTATCCTATTACGAAGCTTTTGCTCAGCAGACATTGCAAGCTTCATATCATCATCTCTAGATGACCACTTAGAAGCATAACTTTCTACTTCATTAAGATACTCTTTTCTTGTGGAGTAATATCCGCCTTTGCCAATAACCCCCTGATCTTCAAGAGAGGACATAAACATTTCATTTTGGTAATAGGAAGGAGGGTTAGAAAAGCTAGAGGAATCACTTAACTCCATCTGCAAAACTGACCCTGCCTTTTGAACATCCCCAGAGCCAAACTCTATTAATGATTTATTAAACTCCTGCTTGGCTCTTATAAGGTCATCTGGCTGTATGTGTTTAAATGCAGCAAGCATTTCAATTTGACGCATTGCTTCGCTAGCTGTAGAAAAATCCATAATTTCAGGAGCGGCTAAAACAGCAAAGTGGTTATCAAATTGCTGTTTATATCCAGACTTTATAGCGTCTGCATTTTGTGAGTTAGAGGCAGATCCAACACTCATCAAAGTAGCTTGTTGTGTGCCCTCTAAGGAATGAATATCAGAATCAGGATTACCAAACTCTTGCAGAATATCGTAACCATCAACGATTATGCGCTTGTAAAGATCGTTATATACTCCACTTCTAAATTGAGACTCTTCGTCTGACTCGGCATTTTTAATTGCAATCAGTCCAGACATTGTTGAGTTAAGAAGAGCTTTTACCTTAGAGGAATCAACATCTTGATCAGCTTCAGCATCAACTATAATTTGATTTACCAGCTTATAGGTTTCAGAAACACCGTTTGCTGCAAAAGATCTCTCTACTTGAGCAACAGCAGCTTTTGCTGTTATTACAGTAGCTTGTACGTCTTTTAAGCCAAGAATCTGTGCTTCTGAGTATTCACCAGAGGTTCTAAGAGCATCAAATATTTGCTCTTGCTCTTCAATAATCTCATCAACATTTGCTTGTATTCTTGATCTGTTAAGTTCGCTTCCACCGTCACCTTTCGCAGCAAGAACACCAAGCTTATTAGCGTTCTCAGAAAAGGCTTTCATGTTAGTAGCTACGGCATATTCTTTGGCTTCAAGTTGTTGCTGAGCCAAAGCTTTGTTTTCTGCAACAGCAAATGCTTCTGTAACTTTTGGCGCAAGAGCTGCATAAATCTCAGGATCAAGCTCCTCTAAACCAGAAAGCTGACCAGCTAATGATCCTCTTATTTTGTCTGGGTCATTTGGACTTTCTCGCAAAGCATCAGCGGCAGCATCCACTGCATCGCTTCCAGCAGCCGAAACATAACTACGCAATGCAGCTTTTTTGTAAGCAGATAATATATTTCTCTGATCAGCAGGAGAAAAAGTTTTAGAGGCCTCTCCATAATCAAAGTTGGTGAGAGGTACTAGGTTATTGTTTTCATCATAAACAACACCAGCAGTTTTCCCATCAATCTCCGCTTGGCGAATGAGATCATTATACTCACGCTTTCTTTCATCTAATCCAATATCATAGGCCGCTTTTGATAAGTCACTGAATAACCTTGCAGATGATTGAAAGCCGCTAAGATTAGGCATGCCCCCGGGAGATACAAAAGCTTTTCTGCCACCAGTAGCTTTAAAAGCCATTACACTACCTCCTTAGTTCCAGATCCTGGGGAAACGCCTTGATTTATGCTGTATCCCATTTGTGCGCTTTTGGCAAAACCGCCAATAATAGCAGCTCTACCAGCTTGCCTTGAGCCAGCAGCACTAAGTTGAAACTTTCTTCTAGCCGTAGATCCCATAAAACGAATGGAATCTATATCAGCTTTAGCCATTCTAACTTCATCGTCAGCTAAAGCACCTACAGATGATGAAGTGCCAATAGCAACGCCTTGAGCAGACATTGATGTGCCTAATGATGCCAGTTGCCTTCTAAGCTGCCTATTTCTTTCAGTCTCTTGTTGCCCTGCCTGTATTTTTGCAGCAGAAGCTTGCTCTTCATAAGCTTGGGCTTCAATCTCATAAGCCTTCTTCTGCTCCCTTGCGGCAAGCATAGTCAAAGCAACAGAGGCGATTTGCATTTCAACGCCCATTATACCTCTACCTCCAGCAATATGCCGTTTAGCGTTATGGGCAGCGGCTGATCCTGAGTTATTGTAACAGTCCCTTCACCACTCCAGCCCAGAAGATAAACCTCTTTGCGCTGCGTAATAGCTTGTGGCTCAAGTGAAAAATCATCAGTCACACGCCTTATCAGGATATTAGTACCTTTTGTCTTAACGCTCAATGTCTCGTTAAGATCAAGGACAGCACGAACAATCCTGCGCTTTTGACCAACCGTTATACCATCCTGCAATGTAAACTCAGGGGGCAGCGTAGTCATAGTAGGTGTGTAATTAATTCCTATCTCTACGCTGGACACAGCCTCGGTCAAGGTAAGGTTTCCGCTTCCATCAGTAGTAAAAGAACCCATCCCATAATTACCACTCTTAACGGAGACTTGAGTATTAGGTAAATGAGAAACTGTCCAGTTTTTAGTAGGAGAGCCGTTAGTCGCTTTAACAGCAGAATCAAGATGGTAATCGTTATCGAATCTCTCCAGAGATGTTACGGTAGAGCTATTGATAGTTCTCTCGCAAACTACATAGATCCGTCTATTCACATTAACGATGTTCTTGAAACTGCCAGTAGTAGAATACTGAGACCAACCTTGCAGCTTTTCCTTACGAATACTGACAAAAACAGGCATTGTTCCGTCATCATTCAAAGTATAAAGGTAAGACTCGACCTGATCCGCAGCTTCACGCTGAGACTCAAGAGCATTAGGTCCAGTCATCAAATGCTGAGATAATATAGTCAAAGCATCAGAATTATATGCTTGGCTTAAATCAGAATAGATAAACTCCCTGATTGCACCTTTAGACTTTGTAAGGAACACGATTGCACCATCAAACTCGACAGGAGAAGTAAAGCCAGAGCCAAAAGACGTTTGCTTTTTAATAGCGATAGTAGACGGCGTGAGAGGGCGTTCATCAACTGTAGGAACGTAAAGTTCCTGTTCAGAGGTGAATATGGACAAATGACGCAGGGACGCCATGCTTTTGATCTCGGAGACTTGGTTCTCGGCGATCTGCACTTGGATTGATTCATCATCAAGACCTGTCCCCACATCAAAGTTAAAAAACTCCCCTACTTTTGAAAAGAAAATGTGATTAGGCAGATCCCTAGAGCCACCGAATATTAGACGTTGATCGTGAAATATAACAGATCTTGCAAATCCTTTTCTTGTTGAAAAGACTTGTTCCTTGAAAGTATCCCTAGCATTGGTGTTTGCAACGGCAGAGCTGAATGTGCCTGTAACAACAGTTGTAGAAACAAAGGCTGTAATATTTATATGAACTACAGTCCCAGCAGAGTCAGTAAACTCTATCTTTTCCCCAACACAATCAGCAGTAAATATTGCTGAGCTAGCAGTGAAGTTTTGTGATCCTGTATTAGAATTGTGAGGGGTTATGGTAACAGCAGGATCTGAAAACCTAAAATAAGGTTGGAAAGTAAAGCCTGATGACGAATCAAAAGCGTATGCTGCTCTAGCAAATGTATCAACGGCAGTTCTGGTTAAAGTCTGCATAGGCATTGTAGGATGAGTAACAATCATTGTATCGCCAGACTGTGCGACTTTTAACTCACCAATCATTGCCGTAGTCCAAGGACAGCTTGTGATTGTCTGGGTAATGTTTGTAGGGCTTGTTACATCAACAATCTCTACCTTAGTGTTGCTAAACAGAATGATATAAGCTTCATCCTCATCATAGACATATGGCTCTGCCTGATAAGCAACATTAGATAATGTCTGTAAATACTGAAGGCCGGGACGGCGTGTGATTCCACCCTGAGAGCGAACACGAAAGTTACGCAGTGTCTTTACGCCATTCTTGTAAGCATCTGAATCTACTCTTGAACTCAGAAGTGGGCTTAATTCCCCAGCGGTAAAGTTTGTATAAAATTGACGTAAGAGGGCCATTCAACTCTCATGTTGTTGTGCCTTCTATGTCTTGGAAGATGCCATTGCCGAGCCTTGCCCGATGGAATCTGCTCAAGCGAAGACCTTGTGTGGTTACTTGCTGGCTATCCCTAGCTTTGGCTTTCCTAAACTGATTTTCAGCCAAAGTTGTGTATGAACTAGCAACATCTGCTTTTCTTGTCACAGACAGGGCCAGAACAGAAGCTAAACGAAATATAACCCACATTGTAAAAGCTGGGGGCCAATATTGTGTATCTGGACGGAAGATGTAGTTAAGAACAACTTCATCATCAGTCTCGGCATTTATATAGATATAACGCTCATAGATATCATAACGCTGGACAACATCATCAATGGTTACAGTCTGAACCTGTATAACATCAGGCTCTGTAGGCAAAGCATAAGCAGCTTCCCATCTATCTACAGGAACGTCTGTAAGTCTAGATAGCTGCTTTTGGCCTGTAGCAAAGTTCCAGTTGGTAGCAGCAAGACAGTCGCTAACAACATCTTCGTATATTGTGTTGGCAACCAAAGCTTCGTCTGTATTGTCGGTAAACGAGGTCAAAGGCTCCAATCCAATCAGAACCATTGCCTTTTGGGCTACCTCAATATCAGTTGAAGGTGTTGTTGGCATTCAATTAAGCGCCTTTCTTCTCTAAAATCTTCTTTTGAAGATCTTTAGGAAGCTTCTTTTGGGCTGCTGTTAAAGATGGCTTGCCCATTGTTTTGGATTTCTTTTTTGGAGGACGACCCTTTTTAGATCCATAAGTTCCCGGTCCCATAGGCATGACACTATTCCTTTTCAGGTTTGCTTAGCTTTAACCAATGAAGCTTTGCTGTTTTGAAAACTGTAGCTTTATTAGTCTTGTTTGAAGAAGGGGCAGCTTTCGCCGCCGCCTTCTTTTTTGGTGTTGGCTTTTTAGCCATTAGTCAGAGTCACCTGCTGCAAGATCCGTCATATTTGTGACGTCAACGACAGTGCCGTTGTTTGCATTTACAACAAAGATTCCAAACCCAGGAGTGCCATCTGTATCAACGCTGGCAAATATTACATCACCAACATTCATGTCTGATACACGGCTATTAAAATAGCCAGCAGTATCTACAACAGCAGCCGCATCGGTAGTTGAATAGTGCCAGATGTGGAAGCCATTGCCTGAGTAATTGACTAAAGAGAGGTTTGCGTCTGTATAAGCCATTATGTCTCTCCTTATTTCTTGAGCGAAAGCTCAAACACGCCTTCGGCATCAATCAGAACAGAGTTCATTTGCATTTTGTTCATCACAAAATATGAATCCTTATCGTTATGATACTGCATGTTTGAAGAAACGTCAGTGCCGATTGCATGACCAATAGCGTCAGCATGATATGCAAAACACTTACGGTTTGTACCATCGTCATCTAGACCGCCAAATGGGAACCACATGAAGCCAAGCCATTGCTTTGCCGTAACTCCATTTGGAAACGGAAGATCAGACTCGCCAATGTAGTTGGTGCGAGAGAACTCGTCCAAATCCAGAAGCTGTGACCATTGCTCCCAACCAACGACAACATAACGGCGTCCATCGTCAGGAACCTCGTTATTGCCAAACAGCTCCATAAGACCCAAAGCCCAAGCCAAAGTAACACCATTTGATGTTTCATTGTGAGTGGATGTAGTCGTATCCATAGCTGCAAGAATGAGATCGTCAGTTTTGCGTCCAAGTGCGTAAGCACCAGACTGCTGAGCAACCATCATCTCATCGTGGTTAATACGAAGCTGGTCCAGATCGTCGATCCATTCGCCAGCAAAATAATCCTCAACTGTCACATTTACGTTTGTGTGAGTGAGGTTCATGGGGGCGATATTTCCGTGTCTCGCCTTGGTAGTCGCTACGCCTTTACCGATTTTCTGGAACGTAGTCTTGTTCTTCACGCCATTGCGTGTACGAACAGTGTTCCGAAGCTTTGAACCCATGCGCTGATACGCCATGTGGACGCCGGATTCAAACTCCTCGATAAAGGAGGTGGAGATAGTTGGTGTAGCCATCTCAATGCTCCTTAAAAGCTGTTAAAGTCAAAGGTTTGTTTCCTATCTGGTTGTCCACTAGCGCTGGGCCTTTCGGTTGTCCTTAACTAATTGGGCCTTCAAGTAAACGTAAGTTGGCAGATAATGATCTTACTGTTAATTCACATTATCCCTTATTTCTCGAATACTGAGCAAATCCAGCCTTAACTCTTTCGACAAAAGCCGGATCATTACCTTTCCAGTATCGAGGATCTTGTTGCATATTACGCAAATCATCAATGCTAAGAGTCTCTTGAAACTCAGTCTGGCTAATCATGTTAAACTGTGGTTGACCATTTAGTTCCATAAGCTCTTCAAATAGCTGAACCATGCCAGCGGATGCCGGGACATTGGCAAACACATTATAAGCTTCTTCAGACAAATTCTTGCCAGCCCAAGAATCTACACGCTCAAGCCTTCTCTCTGCGTGTTCTCCAAGCTGCTCAGACTCTACGTTCCAGTCTGGACCACGATTAGAGTCCATAGCAGCCCACTCGTTAATTAGGCCATCAAACTCTTCTTGCGACATTCCGTAGTTGTGAGCCTTATCACGAAACCAATCCAGAAGCGGATCATTTTCATCAATGTTAAGCTCAACGCCATCTGGCGATTGAACATTGACTTCATAATCTGCTGGACTAATTGGGGCTGCGCTAGAAGCTTCTGCATTAAGCTCTTCGACAATCTGGTTTCTTAAGTCTTCTTTTCTGGTGTAGAAAGCTCTCTCAAGTTCTTTGTAGCTGTTGGAAAGCTCTTCTGGCCTGTCAAACTTCTCAGGAAGCCAATCAGGTCTTTCTGCTACTTGTTCTTGAGGTTGCTCCTGCTCCGTTTGAGCCTGAACCTCTTGGGTTTCAGCTTCTTGAGTTACTGCTTCTTGTTCCATTTAACAATCCCATTTCCTAAGTGCTTTGTTAATACGACTATTAGGGTCATTAGCCGTCTTTTTAGATGTAAGCTTCTTTTTCATACCCATCATACGCTTACAGAATGATTTGCGTCTAGCTGCTGCTTTTGGTGATTTCTTAGCTTGCTTGGCAGATACAGGACGTTTGATGTTTTTGCCCTGACGCCTGAGAGATCTTCGACCAGCTTCATTCAAACCGCCGGACTTGCTCTGACCTTCTTTTCTTTGCCATGCTGGTGTTTTAGACATTATGTCCTCGCATATGTTGGCTTTTTACCGCCACCACTAGGATTTGTTTTGCGCTTTCTAGAGGTGGCAGAAGCCTTCTCACTTTTGCTCATACTGGCAGCTTTACTTGCTGGTACACATTTTGGGTACTTTCTGCCATCACCCATTTTGCGACCACATTTAGGGTGCTTGCCATCTTTCTTAGTGGAGATATCTACCCAGTTTTCATTAAACCATTTGGTCAGGCTCATTTGTACTTACCGCCCATCCTTTTATACTGCTGCACAAGCTGGCCGCTTGCATATGCGCTGGGCCATTTCTTTACTCTTGCTTTCACAATAGCTTTTGCTCTTGCATACAAACTTGGATTAGAGGGTTTAGCCATCGCCTTGCTTCCTTCCTTGTTCACAGCGGCCCTTAATAACAGCTACAACCCATCTTGAGCCTTCAGCATGGGCTAGAGTTTCGATTCCCACCCCAGCAGGGTAGACGTTATTTGTCGTGATAGATTCCAAGTACGATAAGAAGTCTCTTCCAATCCCCGAGCCAAACAGAGCGTAGGCTTTGCTATTAAGATCTTTGTCAACTTCCTTGCTGTATCCCCTGCCATCAATCGAGACATTTATCTTCTCCTTCATTGTTGCGGTCCTTGCTGCTGCATCATCTGCTGCATTGTTTGTACATTCTGCTCTACTTGGCTTTGGTCAGCCAAGAGTTCTTCCATAATGCCAAACTTAGCTGCAAGGTACTGCACAACTTTCTCTTGATTGTAGAGGACAGGAGTAATTTCTGGACCAAAGGTAGATGCTACAGTTTGCTGGAACCTGACAAAGTCAGACACATCCTGTTGATCTTGCGCTCTCAGTAGGGGAGAAACAGGTACAATCCGCAACTCACGACCATCAATCTTAGGAATATCAATCAATCCCTGATCCGAATAGATCTTTGCGATACGCTCAACAAGAGGCTGCAAAAACTCTTTCTGCATACGACCAGCTACAGCACCCATATCTCTAGATACATCAGCTAGGCGCTCAGAGACTTCCGTAGCTGAAAGAGGCGTTCTAGCATTAGGACGTGTATCAAGCTCATCTATAAAGAGGGCTTTACGAACATTGCGGCGCATATCATCGAGAATAAGCTGGCCCACATCAAATCTTCCAGCAGACTGCAATGTGTCGATAGATGATCCGGGGCTTCTTGGAATAAATGTTCCCGGCTGTATAGTTATGTTGTCTGGGTTGAATACACCATCATCATCATAAATGTACGACCCTGCAATCGCCATCTCAGCGTTTTCAAGAATAAGCTGCACTGTAAGGTTAAGTGTTTTGATAGCTGGCATAGCTTGTAGAACAGGACCACGACCCCATACTTCAAAACCTGATTTAGACCAGCGTGTTGTAATCCAAGGAACAGATCCTCTTCCCTTCAAGGTTTTCTTAATTAGAATCTCATCATCTGTTTCGGATATAAGGTAGTATGTATACTCATCCTTAAACTTGTTCTGAGTGTCATACATCGTTGCTTCAACGATTCTTGTTTTCCTAGAAGGATCACGCTTTTGTATTTCCTTCATCTTCTCAGAATACTTAGCATCAGGATAACGATGCTTTACTTCTGTAATGTCGCAATCATACATCCAGCGGAACCAATCGCTGACTCTATCCATATGACCTGACATCAAAGCCAAGTTGGTTGGGGGTACAGAAGTGAAGTGTAGATCACCAACAAAACGACCCTCTTCACAAAGAAGGTTCATTGTACCCATTCCAAGATCCTGCAACCCTTCATGCAATTCAGCATTAAAGTTTGAGTTGCGTAGGCCCTCATGGAAAAGATCTGTAATACGATCAAGCTCTTGCAAAAGACCTTTAGTTACTTGTTCTTTTGGAAACTCTGGACCCGGCATAAGCTTGAAAGCTCTGCCATTTGGGGGAAAGAACCCAAGCTGCAATCTTGATGCAAACTTAGGAAGGCCAACTACAGCAGTTTCATCGTAGATATTCTCTGTGCGCCTAGCGGCAGGGGATTCCTGAAAAAAGCTTTCACGATGAGGAAGAACGTAGTCATACATCTCTTCCCATAGATCAGTCCAAGAGTTCCAACGCGACTTTGCCTTTTTGTAACGTGACATTACACGTTTGATCTCATCCGAATCTTTATTGGATGATGGGGCTTCTGGACTAGCGTCACCTGCTGAATACGGACTCATGTCGGCTCCTTAATATCGTATGGACTTGCCCATGTTTTTCTGTGTACGGAAACCTGTAAAGCCGCCAATCTCTTCATCCTGTAAGCTTCTTTGCCCAACAAGGTTAGCCTTACGTTTACGCTCTGCATCTTCTTTACGGCGCTCTTCAGCTTGCCTTTCGGCTTCAAGGCGCTCTTCTTCAGCAGCTCTCTGCTTTTCAAGCTCTGGATCAGGGCCAGGACTTCTAGGTGACATAAAACCCATATTAATCTCCTACTTCTGCTCAAAAATGCGCTTAGCGCCTTTCTTAATCAATTCACAATAAAGCTGATATGGTGTGCATATCCAAGGACTTCTTATCCCGACAAAATGCTTTGCTATGCTTACGCAGTAAGTAAATCTGGGAGCATATATAACGGTATGCTCGGTTTCACAGTCTAAGCAGATGCAGTTCTCAATCAAGTACCCAACAAGCCAATCAGCATCTTCCCCCTTGTATGTATCTATCACAAAGCGCTGGCTAGCACATTCAAACTTTATCCATATCTCGTTATCCACATCGTAATAGATAATAAACACATGACCAAACTGGGGCCTATGGGCGGTAAAAAGTCTCCAAGGACCAATGTTATCGGTCCCCTCAAAACAAACTATGAGCTTCATATCGCTCTTGAAAACCTTGTGCGTCTATTCCTAGCTTTTTGACGCTGAAAAGGGTTTCCTGCTCTCTCTACAGTTGCGGGGGAAGGAAGATTACCTACACCGACAATCACTCTACGACCCTCACCACCACCTAAAAAAGCATACTGTAACGCATCATGCGGATGAGAGAATCTGTTCTTGCTTGGAGATTCTTCATATTTCTCACTACCCATATGATACTGGCGCTTGTATTGGTAGCCACCCTCAAATCCGCTAATAAGCACTGTACAAGTTGGGCTTACAGTAAGTGATGGGTATCCATCAACCATCCTGTTAAGAACGCCTTCAACAGCTTCGACTCTCATAATCCTGTCATTACTAGGCGCAGGGTGAGCATTAATGCCAGCAGCCCTCAATATCATAAACGGTGTAGTCTCTGAGGTCTGAGCCATCTGGTTTCCTGCCGGATCGCCTACAAACTTGAAGTCAAAGCCCTCCCACTTGTTCTTGGCTATTTCTCTTTTGAGGATATCTGCGAACCTTCCGGCTCCCATATCTTGTCCGATGACTTCATGGAAGATCGTCCACTTGCCCGAATGGAGTTGCTGCGTGAATACAGCTGACGGCGTCCTGCCGAAATCAATGCCAACGATAATTTCTGAACCGACTTTGGGTTCGATGGGTGACTTCGAAACATGAGATTCCTTTCTAAAAGATGGGTATACAGGTTTGCCATCAAGCAGGGCCTGATACTGGTTGAGAACATATACCTTTACCCAGCTAGGGGCTTTGCCAAGGATAATCTTGTCATAATAGTCAGCTTGTATGTTTCCCTGATTCTCAGCTTTTGAGTTCTTCTCGTAGCCAGTTATGTTGCCTTCTCTGTCCTTTACTTCCTTCATAGCGCCCGGTTGTGAGTAAAAGACCCAATCATCTGGCTTCACAAGCAACATTTTTTCTTCTGAGGACATATATTCAGGAGCAGGAGCCTCTCCAGACATAATTGCCCACCAATGGGTCTCGTCTGGGCTATTTGTGTCCATAATTACGCCATACCAGCTAGGACCACCATCCCTCATCGAGGGAAAACGACCTACACGCATAGTACAAGCATCAACAATGCTTTTTGGGATCTCTCTGGCCTCATTAATCCACACAGCAGTTAACTCAAGACTAAGAAGCTTCTTAACATCCTCTTGTTTATCCAAAGCCAAGAAGATGACTTCGGATTCAACAGTAGTTCCATCGCCTAAAGCAAAGTTAACATTGTGCGTATATGGTGGAGACCAGACAAATCTGCCAATATCATCGGAAAACCAGTCACGCCATGTCTTGATCGTAGTGGTTTTTAGCTGCGGATTCGTGTTTCTGATAACCGCAAAACGTGTTCTGCGTACATTTTGCTGATTAGGGGACTGAGTAACAGCTATACGCATCAATTCCATGCAGCTAGCAACAGATTTGCCAGAGCCAACCGGACCACGGATGCCCCTGACAAATGATCTGTCTTTCATAAACGCCTTGGCTACAGGACCGGGCGGTTTGTAATCAAGCTTCACCCAAAGAACTTTCTTTGTGCAGCAGTTCCAGAACCAGCGCCTAGTGTTGCAACACGCTTTCTTCTGGCAGCGGCGCTAAGATCAGAAGGCACAACAGGAGATGGAGGAGCAGGAGCGGGAGTTGGACTTGCATCACCACCATCACCCCTAGCTCTAGTTGGCTTTGCCGCCATAACAGGACCAGTTACAGTCAAGTCAGGATCAAAATCACCCCTGCCTGTATAGCGACCGCCCTCTACAACACCCGCAATGTTCCCATAGCTCGTAGCGGAGCCAGTTCCACTATCCGTGACAACAGTGGTCCCATAAGAAACCTTTCCATCCTTAATTGTGGGAGCATCGCCAGCAATCGTCTTCATAAGACTGGACGCCATTTTCTTTCCAGCAATGTTTGCCACGTTCAAAGCAGCACTTCCAACTCCAGGGATTGTAACCCTTCCTTCTGGAAGCTGACCTACCCTTGCCCTAGTAGCAAGATTCCCCATGTTGGAAACATTAAGACCGGGCCTGCCAGCAACATTAGCGGCAACAACATCACGGTTCATGCCATCAACAGCACCAAAGGTAGCCATTACATCACCGGGGCTTGGACCCCTTGACTTGGCTTTTGCAACACCAGCAGAAAAATCAGCAGGCGTACTAACTCTGCCAGTCCGTGCTTCTTTAGCTGCGTTAACAGGGCTGCTTGGAGGGGCTTTGTAGGAAAGAGAATCACCAGAAGCTTCTCTAGGCGTAGAGCCAGTCCGATTCGATGGACCAGTTAAACTATCTGGCCTTTCTGTGCTAGGAGGTGACTTGGGTCTCTTCAATCTTAATGGCTTTGGCTTTGGAGGAGTTGGAGCCTTCCTCCTTACATTACGACCCGGCTCTCTGCCGCCACCATCTCCGGGGCTGCTTGACGATGATGATCCCATAACTACCTCCTAGGTAAAAAAATATTTTGCAGTAGTGCCATAAAGAAGTCCATTGCGTGTGTGGTTTACCCTCTTAGGACATCTTCCTAGTTTTCTAAGGCGTTATCTGTACACAACCAATTCACACATGGGACCCCTAGTCTACATTGAAATTGATTTGTACCGCTGTACTAGGAGTCTTCGGTGCATCATTGCGGAATCCTGCTCTGTCCATCAGGTCTCTCGCAGCTTCAAGCCTGACATACTGTGAGTTACTACCTAGTAGCTCTCTCATCGTCGCCATGGCCTGTGTAGCGTCCCACCCCAAAGTCATCATAGCCAGTTGTTGTCTGTAGTCGATAACATGCTGTTTATTCAGCGTATTATACGCCCAGCTCTTGTTCCTACCCAACCTCTCTGCTGCTGTTGTCGGGTTGCAACCATTATGCAAGATCATATGCACTAGCTCAGCCTGTGCATCAGTCACTTCTTCGTTGTTGGCTCTTGCTGTCGGTGCATGTTTATCAATGTCGTCCATTGGAACAACACCACCTTTGTATCGCTCTTGTTTGCTTACGTTTGCTTTAGCCATGTCCCTGTCCCAATCGCCTTCGGACGAGTATACATATACATCTGTAAACCCTGTCAAGTCACTTTTTGTATCATACTGATTTCATTAGTTCCTCCATCTGCGGCTCGCTATTCGCTCGGCAGACGGAGCCTGATTTGACTTTCAAGGCCGTTGCGACAATCCCTCTCGATCCTCTGCGATGCTGATGGGCATCTTGAGGGAGTGATTGACGGACGTTGCATGAAAATCAACTTGACCACGACGCGACGAGACATTCTGTCCGAATTGGGATCGACCCAATTCAGCCAGACTACCCACCACACACACATGATTTGTTATCTTATCATTAGATGATGACGCCATTCAGTCTCGGTCAGTAAAGAGCGACCCTGTCATCTCTCTTGTCAGTACATTTTTCGGCTCCTTCCAATTTGCTGTAGGGCGCAAATTGGTTCCTTCCAAAAAATATACCCCCAAACTTGGTCGGCTAAACGCTCTTGACTGCTGCGAGCCAGATGGGTCCGTGTGGCATGAACGCTACAATCATGTGCGTGTTAACGGTAGGAGAATCTCATGAACATCAAGGATGAAAACCAAGTTATCGTGTCAACTTTGGAAGAGTTTTTAGAGTTGGTAACGCCGATCGAAGACAAGTGGGCTAGCTGGGAGGTACAGCAAGCACTTGAGGCAGGCGATGTAGAACGTGCAGCCGAGCTTGCAGAGCTTGCGCTTTCTGACACTGTTACTTGGATGTAGCAAAGCCAAATATATCGGGGGTAAGTTTATAGCTTACTCCCACAACTAGAGGAGGATGACATGCAAGTCACACCGCAGAACGCAGCTAGCATCTCACTGCTACTTGAGAATCTTGCAATCTCTGACAAGGGTATAAAGATACCATCTGGCTACACTGACTTAGCTTGGAGAAGCGAGCTGATGGTACACAGTACAAGGTTGTGGATATTTTCAGAGATATACAAGGAGGAGCATGAGGCAACGCTTGAGAAGTTTGAAGCCAAGCAGGATGGTTTTGCTTCACTGAATTGGGTATCAGCTTACTCATACTTTATGGAAATACCTAGAAACTAGAGGAGAATCACATGAAACATACAGATCCTAGACTACATCAAGACATACTCGACAGCATTGCAGACACTCTACGCAAGGACGCCTTGCCGACAGAGGACAAGCAGCAGCAATGGAACAAGCAGTTCGAGCAGCGTTGCATGGCTCTGATTGAGATGTTTGACGATGGGCCAGAGGTTATCGTTCAATGCAAGGTTGCAGACCAGCTCACTCGGATGTTTGAGAAGATGCGTGACAACGTGGCAGCAGCCGGGGTTCGCAAGAAGTGGGAGCGGCGTGATGCAATGCGCTCAGATGTTGGCATCGAGATCACACAGCAGAAGATTGAGAAGCTGGACGAGCAGATCAGCATGATGCGCTCACAGTATTACATCCTCAATCAGGCATACGCTACTTGCAGATGGAAGGTACGCCAACGCACTATCTCACAGACTGGCATGAACTGGGGTGAGTACACACCGATGAGCAACTTTGCCAAGGTGAAGAGAGCACAGTTCGCCAAGGGCCAGCTTACAATCGAGAACTACGAGGCACACAAGGATGACTTCTGGTCCTATGCCAGAGAGTCGGGGCTTGTAGAGCTTCCTGCTGACGAGCAAGAATCACACGCTATGTAGCACAATGGGAGGGTGGAGCAACCAGCTCTACTCTCCTAATTTTTTTGTGTCCCAAAAAGCGGGATGAGCGCCTCAAACACAGGAGCAAAACTATGACACCACAAGAAAAGAAACGAGCAGAGATTGTTCAAGGATACATTAGCAACGGTTTACTTACTTATGAAGAGATGCAGAGAGACGCACCTCAATTACTGAAAGAGAAAAACAAGAAGAAGACCGAAAAATACCGCACTAAAATGCTTGCAGCTAACCCTCAGTTTGACAGGATGATGTACTTGCGTCGAAGATCTGACCCCAAAAAAGTACAGGCAGACCGGGAACGAGCCACACGTTATAACAACACGCCAGAAGGGCAGCAAAAGCGGCGCAAATGGCACCAAGAAAAAAGAAAAAACGATCCTACATTTCGCTCACGGTGCCAAGCCTACGTTAATGCACGGCGGGCAAAAATGAAGATTGCAACCCCAGCTTGGGCTGATCTAGACGCCATCCACACACGATACAAAGAACGCGCCATGATGGAGCGCTTGACCGGTGTTCGTCACGATGTAGACCACGTTATACCGCTATGCGGTGATAATGTTTGTGGATTGCACGTTGCAGAAAACTTACGAGTAATTCTTGCACGTGACAACAGGCGCAAAAGCAATCATTGGAGGGTGATATGAGTATAGTTGACAGAATATGTATGGTTCTTACTGCGCTGGCACTTCTTGGCTTCATCGACTGGCTATGGGTGTTCGGGGTAGAAGGAAGCCAAACATATACTTGGTGGTATTTAATTTATGAGTACGGAGGAAAGTAAAATGATTTTCTACATTATGGCTGGATTATTTTCAGCATGTGGGGTGCTTTTTCTTCTAGCAAAGATGAACTTCAAGAGAGTCTTATGGCTAGACGTTCCTATTGACGTAGCCTCCACTGCTCTGCTTGTTGTGCTATTCTTTGGCACTTTCGCTGGAATGATGGCTGCTGCTATTGGCGGTGCAGTCATCTCACTTGTGCTTTTGGCAACCAAGAAGACTATAGGTTATGAGAAGCCAAGATGGGATAAATACAAGTTTGTTTGGGAGCATGTGCCTCCCGGACAGAAATGACACTACTGCCCTCGCTAGCAGGGACGCAATGTAGTGACAGAGGCTAGACGTGATGCCTCAACCACAACCATCCTATTACGCAAAGGAGAAAAAGGATGAATTTCGCTCAAATTACAGTTTCTGGTAATGTTGGTTCAGCCCCTGAGATTCGGGACGTTAACGGCACAAAAGTCGCTAACCTGTCAATCGCAGTCAATGAGAACTACACCAAGTCCAACGGTGAGAAGGTCGAGAAGACCCACTGGTATCGTGTGGAAGCTTGGGATGGTTCCAATGGCAAGGGTCTAGTCACCAACGTCATTGAACCATATGTCCAGCAAGGCACAACGGTCTTCGTCCAGGGATTCCCTATCATTGAGGAATACGAGAAGGATGGCATCAAACAACGTGCCTTCAAGATCAAGCTGGCTGGTGCTGGCTCAACCTTCCGCATGGGAGGCAAATCATCAGGTGGGGAATCCACTCCATCTGCTGCCAACAAGCCTGTAGAAGGTGATGACATTCCGTTCTAGGTCTGTCTTAATACAGAGGGGAGAGGGGCTTGCCTCCCTCCTCTCTCCCTATAACTGGCGGTCTTCGGGCCGTCCTTTTTATTGGTGTGCAAATAGCCCTGAAGAAGGGTGAAGCCACATCATAGGGTGGCAGCATCAGAGTATAATCGACAGCGAAAGCGGATACTTACTTGATCCTGTCACCCGCATTTTATGGAGAAACCAATGGTAAACTCAGTATCAAGGCCCAGAAAAATACATAAAGATGTACCAATGCCTCAAGTTAGAACTCACACAAGCGAGTTGGTTAAGATGATGGACGAAATGGAAGTTGGCGACATGATCTACGCCACTGACAAGGAAACCGAAGCCCTAAGAGCCATTGCTTATAGACGTGGATACAAAATTGCGACAAGAGCTTTCAAAGATAAAAGGCCAATGGAAAAAGGCACTAAGAGCAAATTTACGAGGATGGTCTGGAGGGTAAAGTAATGTCTGATGAGGTGTACAAGTGCCTCGACTGCGAAACAATTCACTACGGGTACAGTAGCCTCTACCATTACAACGAAGACTCCGGTGGTTTCTGTGCAAGCTGCCGGAGTGAAGCCATAGAACTGTTAGAGGATGAAGAAGAGGAGGATGAATAATGTTGAACAAAATCAGAGAGATACGGTTTATCAACAGAAAGTCTGGCTGGGTTGGGTACTTTGTTACCGTTCACCTGCTGCTGACTCTTGTGATTCTGACGTTGCTGATCGGCATGGGGATCAACCCTACCTTGCTTGTATCAGTCCTTGGTGCGCCCCTGTGGATTGGCGTAGCATTCGCCTCAAAGATGATAACTGACAAGATTATGGAGGACTAAATGCCTGTAAACCCCGCATATGTTGATAGTTCAATTACACTAGATGTCAGGAAAATAACCCTAGAAACTAATGACAGAAGATTTTTGATTCTACGGTTTTATCCTGCCTCTTATGAAAATAAAATAGAGAAGTCACCTGTCCATACAGTGTACTTTACATCCCCAGATGATACAGACTTTGAGTATATGAAGGGGAACATAGAAAATGGCGATACATACGTCCTAATGGAGGCTAAGAAAAATGCAAAAGATGATACCACTGAATAAATTACGCCACACAGACAACAATGTACGTAAGGTTAGCGCCTCAAAAGATGGCATCAAGCGCCTAGCTGCATCAATCGAGTCACAAGGAATACTGCACAATCTCGTTGTAAAGCCCAACGGCAGCGGTTTCATTGTCATTGATGGTAACAGACGCTTAGAAGCTTTGCACCACATCTACGGTGATTCTTCGGGCAACCATGTACCTTGTATGGTCATGGAAGAAGAGAATGACACTGAGGTTGGTCTACATGCCAATATGATGCGTGAAGATATGCACCCACTTGATGAATGTGATGCTATCTATGCTCTTTGTGCTGATGGTGAAGAGGATTTTGACTCAGTAGGCAAGAGATTTGGACAGACAACTAAATGGGTAAAACAACGTGTGACTCTTTCTGAGCTGTCAGACAAAGCTAAAGAGATGTTCCGAAACCATGAGTTTGGAATTGGAGTCGCTATGGCCCTTACGCTTGGCGACAAAGATGCTCAAGACAAGTTTCTGTCAGAGAATGAAGGCCGCAGTTTCACTTCTGGTGAAGATTTCTTCATCAGTGCAGCATGGGTACGCAGATCAATGACAGGCGAGAAAGTATCTGCCTCATTGGCAATCGTTCCTATTGATACCTCAGATCCAAAGCTTGTTGAGATGCTTGGAGTGGAGTCTGATCTGTTCTCAGATGATGTTTACATAACAAACCTTGAGGCATTTGATGAGTATCAACAGAACTGCATCTCAAAAATGGTTCAAGACTACAGAGATCAGGGCTATATGGATGTGGTCTATTTGAAGGATGAATACTGGTTTGATTCTCCAGCAGTGCGTGGATTCACAAGAGTTCACGAATGGGACTCAGACAAGTATTCACCAGAGGATCTAATTCACGTTATTTCATATAACACTGTGACATACGGTCTCGAAGAAGGTGATATGGTATCCAAAGAGACAAAGGCTGAAGAAGAAAAAGCCAACGAGGAGCCAGAAGAAGAAATAGAACTGACTCCGATGGTTATGTCTAAGCCACAACAGGATCTTCTCAAAGGTTACTACGCTGACTTTGTGAAGAGCTGCTGGTGGGGTAACTACTCAGATTACCTTCCCAAGCTATCTATGGCTTTATTAGTACATAGACGCCTCGGATACACATATTCCCACGTCAATCGTGTTGGCAACGTATACGCCGACTATCAAAACATGTTTCCACCAGAGGAGAGGCCAGATGGCTACGTTAATCCTGAGTATGAAAATTTTATCAAGCAGCATGTTGAAGCTTGCCAAGTTGCTTTCGACAATGATGGAGTTGCTCCTCTCCATTACTGCCTCAATCTCGATACTGAAGAACTTTCTAAGCTATTTACAGCGGTTGTTCTTACAAGCCTATCAAAGCATGATGTCCAGCATGAAACGATCAAAGCAGTCACACCAGACTTTACTGCTGGAGGTGGGTGGTTCAAACCGGACACAGTATGGCTCAACAAATACAAAATAGAGCAGATCGCAATGCTTGAGGATTATGTTTTCGGTGCAGTCAAGACTGGTACAAAGAAGGAGCGCATAACAGCATTGGCAGATCACTTTGCTTCTAAGCCTGTATTTGATCCATACGGAGACTGGCCGCAGTTCAAGCCCCAATAGGCTATCATTGCAGCTTCGGCAACACCGTCTTCACACTTTAGTTGCCAATTACCAGAAAGATCAGGCATTAGCTCACTAGCTCTAGCTCTTGCCTGATCCTTATCCCTCGTTACTTTAAGATCTGATTTCCATTTACGAGGGGCGACCTGATGATAACGTATACCAAGAGTTATCAATACGCCTAGATACAAGCCATAGCCAAAGCCAGTCTGAAATGTAGAAGACACTCCCTGCCCCGGCATTGCTTGTTGCTTCTCAATAAACACAGCATCAGGCTTATGATCTGACAGTGTTTCTACAATGCTGACAAGATCAATAAACTTTTTGCGCTTGCCAGCTATCTTATAGGTCTCAACAGGAACACGCATACAAAGAGGCTTCTCGCCTCCAAGAAATGCCATTCCTCCGTTTAGACCGGGGTCAATCCCGCATACAATCATCTTTAGTCTCCAGTTTTATGTCACAATCCAAAGCTTCAGCCCAACAGAACGCATTGAACATTGTTGGCTTCCTGTTACCAATTTCCCATTTGGCAACAAGTCCAGGAGCTACACCAATCAACTGGTCCACTTCAGGCTGAGTAAGTCCTAAATCGTACCTACGTCTCTGGAATTGCTTGATAAGATCGGAGACAAAAAGCTTTTCGTTCATCGCTTTCCCCATTCACACAAGCCAACTATATGCCGATGTGAATTGATAAATCAATAGGAGGTAAGAATGCCCACAATGACCAAAAAACATTTTGTCTGGCTAGCCAAAGAAGTAGCGCCCCTTGTGTATCAAGATAAAATTGGTGACTTTGTTCAGTCTGTCAAAAATTTCTCTGGCAACCCACACTTTGACAAACAGAGATTTACAGAAGCCCTTGAGAAAGCTTGGCTAGATCAGAGAGCAGAAAACGATATAGGACCAGAGGATTACAAATGGTGAAGCCAAGAAACCCTTACTACAATACGCCTCGGCAGCAGATCATCCCTAACAAGAAAAAAAATATGCTAACGGAAGATGAACTGTGTGAATACTGCGGCAATAAGAAAAACTCATGCTCTTACGATGACGTTAGAAACGGAGAGTGTGGACACTTTAATGAAATGATGGAGGACTCTCATGTTGACCACAGCCCAGATTAAAGAACGTGCCACATACATTGGATCATCAGATGCCAAGACAGTCGCTACCGCAAACTATGATGAGTGGGATAAGCTTATCGCACAGAAGAAGGGTGAAGATGTCTGGAAACCTAACAAGCAAACTCAACTGCTCATGGACGCAGGATCGCACCTTGAGCCATTCATTATCGACAAATGGGCAGAGCAAGAAAAACGTCAGGTGGACTTTCGGGGAGGTGGCAAAACTATTCTGCGTAACCGTGTGCCTTTGCATTCTACCTTTGATGGGCGTGTTGTTGGCTCTAATGCTCCATTGGAGATCAAGGCGCATTTCGGCTTCAAAGACATTGATGAGCTAGCCGATTTCTATGCGCCACAATGTCAACACCATATGATTGTAGCTGGTGTAAATGTTTGCTTCTTTGTCGCCATGTTTGGTGTCAGATGTCGCATTGAATGGAGGATGCTCAAGAAGGATGAAAGATGGTGTGAAGACTATCTAGCTAACTGCAAATCATTCTGGGCGCACTATCAGGGCGATACGCCACATGATCCTATTCCGCTGCCGCCTGTAGATCATTCAGATATGTACACTATTGATGACATGAGATCACTGGATGGGTGGACAGATGAAGACGATCACCTGTTCGGATTCCAAGCACAGCATATCATTGACAGTAAAGAAGCCGTCAAGATTGGTGATGAAGCCAAGAATATGTTCAAAGACAAGTTACCTAAGAACTGTAGACGTATGGACTACGACATAGGTGGCAACCTCAAGGGTCACAAGATCCGAATCACAAGGTCACGCTCTGGTACGATGACCTGTTCTCATATTGCGCCAAAGGAGGCCAAAGATGACTAAATCAGTATGGCATACACTGTCCACTATCGACTGCTCAGATCACACTGAATCTAAGAATGGTATGACATATCTGTCGTGGGCTTGGGCTTGGATGATTGTCAAACAGAACTATCCTCAAGCGACATTCAGCAAACAAAGCTTTACTGACTCAGATGGCAACACTGTTCCTTTCATGCGTGACAGCCACGGCTACACATATGTAGAGGTCATGGTGTCCATCGAGGTATCAGACAATCAAGTAGTACACGCTACAGAAATCATGCCTGTACTGGATCACCGCAACAAGGCAATGCAGAACCCTGATGGCTTTGCTGTCAACAAGGCTCACCAACGCTGTCTCGTCAAGTGTCTCGCATACCTTGGTCTTGGCGTTACGATCTATGCTGGTGAGGATCTGCCGCTATCTGACATCGAGGAAGAGAAGGATGCCGCAAGTGATGCAGCACAGAAGATCATTCTACAGTTCGACGCCACAAGCACAGTGGAAGAAATTGACAAAGCTTGGCGTGACAATGCAGGAACTATACAAGCCCTTACCTCTTCTGCCAGAACAAAGGTCACAAATGGCTTCAAGAAGAAAAAGCAACAAATCAAATCGGCGTAAGGTAATCAGACATGAAACGTGTCAATGGTGTGGGAAATGGTTCGCACCAAGTATTGACCCGTTCATAGTGTTTGCTTCCAAAGAGGTATCGTGTTTTTCTTGTTATAAGAAGGGCGATACCTCACTGCCTTCAGTATATGAAAACAAAAACAAACTGGTGGAGTTAGGGAAATGAAAGCTTATCTCATAGATCCTTTCAAAAAGAAAATAGAACAAGTTATCTTTAATGGTGACTACAAAAGTATCTACAAGTTTGTAGAGTGCAGAGCGTTTGATGTTGTAAGAGTCTACACAAATGAGGATGTAATCTACGTTGATGATGAGGGGCTGTTTGTAGAAACACAGAACTTCTTTATACACAGGAACTATCCAACACCCCTTGCTGGCAAAGGACTTGTTCTTGGATCTAATGAAGAAGGCGACTCAGTTGCCCCCAAGACAACACTAGATCAGCTTGAGAAAGACATCGCTTGGGTAGGAGACAAGCACGATATTCAAACAATACATATGTTCCGCCCAGGGATCGAGGACTACAGAACATTTTACTTTGAATAAAGAAAGGGAGTTAGTAACGCCTGAAACTAACCCCCTCTCCCCCGCAACTGCTGAGTCTCGCAGTCACGAAAACAATAACAGAGAGATTTGAGCATGAAAACCCCTGAGATAATGTTTGAAGATGATCCAGCAGCAGAGAACTACGACAATCATGGCGTGGTCTACATGCAAGAGACCATTGTCCATTCAAGATGTGAACTCGCATCACTGTTTAAGTCCCCAAGCTATACATGGCAGAGGGACCGTGAAAAAGAAGCTCAAAAACAAAGAATAAGAAGAGAAGAAGCAAGACTGGCAAGGAAAGCAAAGCAATGATTAGAGAAGAGATTCTAAAGGAAGCACTGGAAACTGTCAGCGCAAGGGGCGATGTGTATGGACCACCAGAAGAAAACTTCCAAAACATAGCGGATCTATGGAAGGCATATTGGGGTGCGCCAATATCAACACATGATGTTGCTGTTATGATGATGCTAGTCAAAGTTGCTAGGCTTATGAAGTCTCCATATCACCATGACTCTTGGGTAGACATATGTGGATACGCAGCATTAGGCGGTGAGGTTACAGCTAATTAGATACAGTAAAAGACATGGATACTGAGTCGACACAGTGGCAATTCCATGACACTAGGCCAGACCTGATGCCTAGATCACAAATTGATGTGTGTAGTTTCTGCTATCAGCGACAGCACATCATAGGGAGAGTGGGTTTTGGCGAACGTACATAAGAGGTTGCCTGCCACTCTCCCGCCTTATTTCTTGTTGCCAAAGAACTTGGTAGCTGATCTAACGCCAAAGCTGGCAGCCACAATTACGCCTAACGTATAACGATAGAACTCCGGCATTGTTTCCAATGCAGCAAAACCATCGGTTACAACCTGACGACCCCAATCCCCACAAAAAGCCAAGACAAGCGGTACTGAAAACAGAATAGTAAGCCATTCATCCTTCCATGAATTTTGGCTTCCTTTCGCCATCTCTAAGTTCCAGTCAATCTCGCCAGTGGCTTTTTTTTCCATAATCGTTGCTTCAGCCTTTGCCGTTGCAACCTTTGCCACAGTCTCAGCTTTTTTTGTCTCAACCTTGCCTTCAAGCCAAGTCCCCAATAACGAGCCAACAGGGCCAATCAATGCCTGTAACATCAGTGTTTCTCCGAGTTAAGCCAGACAGCTAATGATCCTGTCATGGCACCAGTTACAACGCTGATGAGACTGGCTTGCTGTGTTGTAAGATCAGGCTGAGATAACGCCCATTCGATGCAGCGCACATAAACACCTGTCATGCAAAGCATCATAAATCGAGGCAATATTTTTAGCTCAAGCATCTTCTTTGCTACATCTTCAGCACTCATTTTTGACTCTCCTTGATGGCTTTTAGAGTTTCTCTTAACGAGGGCGGCCTTGGCTTATCTGGCTCAAAGTCACATAGATACTCTCTTGGAAACCATTCTCCCATCTCAAAATCCATGATCTCTTGTGTGTTCCAAGCGCCTCTGTAAACGCAATATCTTTTGTTGTCGATAACATCGCATCCAACTAATCGACACAAAACATGCTCTGGCTGTGCATTAGCAACATTGCTCTTTAGGAACATAGCAAAACCAGTAAGAAGCCCTATGCCTATTACGGATACCAATATCCACATGATAATTTCCACAAACTTTCTGCGCCGCTGTCTTTGCTTGTAAAGGGTATCTTGCCTACGTTTGCGTATCTGACCTTCCATACGAACAAGCTCATCCCATTTGGATTTGCCGTACATCATGCCAATCATGTTTTTGAGGTCAGTTCGTTGCTGTCTACTCTTTTCAGCAGCAGCAAAGGCTTCCATTGCTTCTTGTTCAACGCTTTGACCAGAGAATAACTTCTTAAAAATAGGAGGATTCTTCGCTTCTTTCTCCAGCATATCCAGATCACTAAGCGCACCCATCCACCTTCCGATGTCTGAGGCCATAGACTCGATATCTTTGCCAATGGCTACGCCTTTTTTAACTGCGGAGAAGGCTGCTGATGCTGCTGCCATTGCTGATACTGGATCCATCAATACACCTTTGTGTCTTTAGCTACCAAGACTGGCAGACAGTAAGCAGTGATTGTTTTTCCTTGCTTGTGCAGCCGTTGTGCAAAGTACACGCAGTCATCGACAGAGCGAAAATACATATCACTACTTTTGAGGCGTTTGTCCTCGCCAATGCCCACAAATACGAACAGCAAAAACGCATGGATCATCCATTAACAATTAACCCAATAAGCAAAACGATAGTCGTACCAGCAGTGCCAATCATGATGTGTTCAATGCGCTTAATCCGCAGGATAGTTTCCTTCCAGCGTTCAGCACATACAGCTTCGTGAGTATCTATCTGGGCCTGTACAGATGTGACTGTAGGTTTTGCCATTACCAACCAGCCGGAACAGCTTGACGCATTGGCGGGTTAGCCAGCGCAGCCATCTGGTCATCAAGCATTGTCTGCATTTCAGTTTCGGTTTTTTCCAAAGCCTCAAGCGTCTTGGCCTTGCACCAGTCCTTTGTGATGCTGTCAAAAGCAACGTAGTCACTGTCACCCTCGTCTGGTGTGTCTACAGCAGCAGTGCCGTAGGCTGTCACGTTTAGTGCCTCGCCATCAGCATTAGTCTCGCTGTCAGACACAGCAGTCAGCCGCCAGTGGATTGTCTTGATGCAATCAGAGTGTCCGTTCTGGGCCTCGTTGCAAACATCAAGTGCTGGGAAATCCCAAGTGTATGTGTTAGCCATTGTTTACTCCTCGTATGGGCTGTCGCCGCAGCAACTAGGCCACGCTGCTTTGAGTTCAGTGATTGTTGTTGCGCTGTTGCCAGCAGTAG